CTGCCCGCTCACTTCCATCGTGAAGAACAGCGCGTCCGCCGCCACCGCAGAACTGAGCGTGACGACAATCTCGGTCACGCTCGCGCCAGCGACCCTCGAGTAACACCAGACCTCAGCGTTGCCGGCCACTTCGGCCGTCGCGTTCGTCCCGCCCTGAGCCATGAGCGTGAGTGCGCCATCCCCGGTAGCGTTCACGCTCGTGACATTGCGCGCGGCCGTCGGGACCCCGAAGCAGGTAATGAGTAGATTACCGGTCGAGGCAGCACTGTCGAAGCTGATCTCAGCGATCCCGTCCGTAACAAATGGATTCGCGGTGCCGGCGTTCTTCGTTTGGACAACGGCGACGTCTGCCGACACCTGGACACTAGCGAGGCACAGGCTCACGAGGACGCTGCACGCGATCAGCAGTCGCCGGGTCATGGCGCGGCCACTGCGATGATCGTGCCCGAGAGCTGCGTGGACGCGGACGTGACGAGGCACAGGACGCGGTTGGTTCCGGCCGTCTGGGCGATCGTGCCCTGGCCGTTGCCAAGTGTTAGTCCGCCGTTGGCCCCGAAGTTCCAGCCGCTCGCGGCGGACGTGCCGCCCGCCAGCCCGGAGGAGACGGAGCCGCAGCCGTCGCTGTCGTCGTCGACCAGCGCCACATTGTTCGCGCTGGCCGTGACCAGGTTGATCGAGCACACGTAGTAGTGATTGCTTGCGCCGGCGAGGCTTGGCGTGATCTCGGTCGTAGCCGCCGACGAGATATTCACGACGAACGCCGTCTTTCCGGACGCACCCGCGCAGGGGTCCAGGTGTCGAACCCACAGCAGGCCGCTGGCGTCGGTGTTGAATGATGCGTTGTCTCCTGTGGTGCCAGCCGAACTGGCCGCCGTATCACGTCGGACAGCGCCAGCCATCATCAGATTCCCACCGGCCGTCTCCCCAGCGTCCTCGACATAGATCCCGAAGTTGGCCGCCGTGCCTGGATTGACGGACACCGACGTATTCGTCAGGTTGACATTCAGGCTGCTGCTCGTAGCCGTGATCAGGGTGCCACCGGCCGCCAAGTTGCTGACGATGGAGCCGTTGCGCAGCGTCCACAACCTGGTCGCGTCGCCGTCTGCGCTGACGTCGCTCGGCGCGGCCTGCGAGGCATAGCCGCCCACCAGAACAGGATTCACGCTCGTGCCTGCCGCGTCGTGCGCCACGTTGCCCGTGTTCGTGACGTACAACTCGCCCGAGCTGTTGACTTGCAGGACCGCTACGTCGCCATTCGCGCCGATGCCGGTCCCCTTGGTATCGGCCCGCACGACACCAGCCAGCGTCGTGGAATCACCCGTCGTGAACGCGGCGTCCTCCGCGTACTGCGTCCCACCCGAACAGCCGGTCGTGCAGGCCACGTTCAGCGATGAACTCGTCGCCGTGATCAACGTTCCACCCGCTGCGAGGTTGACGACCTGCGAGCCGTTCCGAAGGAACCATGCCGCGACCGCGTCATCGTCCGCGCTGACGTTCGTCGGCGCCGCCGCCGAGGCCCGGCCCACCGTCAGCGGGCCAGCCGAGGACCCAATCGTCAGCGCCGCATCATGCGTGTAGTCGGTGCCGGTCGTGAGGAAGTTCGTCCCGTCAGACAGGCGTGCCGTCAGATAGCTGGTGGCCGTGGAGGCCGTGCTGTTCGTCACCTTCACGGCGTCCAACGTATCGTCCGTCGTGGAGTCACCCGTCACCGTGCGGCCGGTGATGTTCAGCACACCGTTCAGCGTCAGCCAGGGGCGCGTCACGTCCCCGCTCGCGCTCATTGCGGTCGGGAGCGTGCTCGAGCCGAACCCGGCGACCAGCACCGGGTTATTCCCTGAGATCGCCGCATCGGCGGCCTGGATACCACCGATCGCCACCGTGCCGTTGGTCCCTCCCGCGACGACCGCCGTCCCGCCCCACTGCGCGACGTTGAATGGTTCATTGTCCGGGAAGGAGGCGATCGAAGCGACGTCGACATCACCGATGTTGTTGTTGCCGGCCGGGAGCGCGTTCGAGATAGCCGTGACCGCCGAGACCGTCGAGACGGTCGTCACGGTCGCGATGTTGTTCGTGCCGGAGAGCGTAGCCAGGAGGGGCGTCATGGAGGCCACGCCCTGCACTGTGATGACGTCAGACGAAGCAGAGCCAGCCGTCCCGAGCGCCGGCTGCTTGGCCGCAGTCGAGGCGCCGGTCGGCAGGCTGATCGTCCCGCTGATGTTGGTAATGTTGTTCGTGCCGCTCAGCGTCGCCAGGACCGGCGTCATGCTCGCGATGCCCTGCACCGTGACGACACCAGCGGCCGCCGTCCCTGCCGAGCCCGAGCCTGAGACGATGCCAGGGTTAGAGCTGGTGAACGCCTCGACCGGCCCGCCAGAGGCACGGAACACCGGGTTCGCCATCAGGCCGTAGACCGTCCCGCCTCCGGTATCGAGGTCCACGACCCGCGCCCCCTGCATGTTCGTGCCGTCGGTGAAGCCCACCGCCGTGCCAGATCCGGCGCCAGATGGGAACGTCGAACCGAACGCACTCGAGGTGCCGCCGGCTCCACCGAAGCTGCTGACGATGTTTCCTGAGCTGTCAACGACGTGCATCGTCAGCGCTTGGAAACTTCCGGCGGTCGCGCTCGTGATCGCGGTGCCGGCTCCATCCGCGAGGCGAACCGTCCCGATGTTTTTGGTCGTTTCGGCGTTGAGCGTCGTGGTCGTGAGCAGGGGCGTCATCGACGCGATGCCCTGCACGCTGAGGACCTGTGTGTCAGCCGTGCCAGCCGTGCCGAATGCCGCGGCGAAGTTCGTCGAGGTCAACACGCTGCCGAGGGTCGTTTCCGTCGCGAGGTTGGCGCTGTTGCTCTGCACCTGGAGCGGTGTCATCGACGCGATGCCCTGGACCGACATGACCTGCGTATCCGCAGTGCCGGCGGCGCCGAACGCCGCGGCGTAATTCGCTGAGGTCAGGACGTTCGCGAGCGTCGCTTCCGTCGACGCGCCTGTCGGGAGGGCCGACGCCGTCACGGTGACGTCGCTGACCGTCACGTCACCTTCGAGCGTCAAATCGCCTTGCGTCCCGCCACCGCCCTGGCCGGTCGCGAGCGTAACGGTGATCGTGCCGCTCGAATGGTCACTGGCACGCGCGCGAAACATGATGTAGGGGCCGACCGACGCCGCCCACTGTCCATCGGCCGTTGCGGACGTGACCGCAGACCCGCCACCACTCGGCACGACCGAGAGCGCGGACCAGCCGGTCGTCGAGCAGGAGGCGACGGCACTCGTGTTGATGTTCGTGGCTTCGAATTGGATCGTCGCCGTGCCGAACCCTGACAACCGGATGGACCCGGCGCCGAGGCCATTCGTGCGGATGATGACGCAGCCCTCATCCGCCGTGATGGTCGCCGACTGACCCGAGCTGATGAAGGATTGCGCTGAGGCCGGCCGCGCGACAAGCCACAGCCCGATCGCAGCGAGCAGAACAGGCCAAGAACGTGTGCGCACCACAGCAGGACTCCTCGCATCCTGCAGGGCGGCGCGCCAGCGCGGGCCTGCGTGCAATCTGGTGGGACGTTCAGCCTTTGTATTGTAACCCTGACCCACGCACCCTGGTGGGCGCCAGCTGACCGCGAAGGCGCGGGGCTGCGCCTCCCTCCCAGCGGCCAACCGGCGCCCGGCCAGCCCGTTCAGCGCCCGATATAGAGCACCGTCACCCCTCCGCCCTCGGCCGGCGTGCTGCCACCGACCGGCACGCGATCGAGCACCCCGCGTTGCTCCCACCCGTTCGCCCACACGATCCGCGGGTCGTCGGGATTCGGCCCGCAGATCACGACCATGCCTTCGTTACCAGCCACGAACGAATAACAGCGCCAGACTGTCTCCCCCTCTGGATCCCCTGGTATCGGCTCGACGAAGGCCGCCGTCCCGACCGGCGATCCGGCGGCGCGCGCGTTGTAGAAGGTCAGCGGCCCGCGGCTGTCGCGGAGGACGTTCTGCCCCCGCACAAAGGCTCGCAGCGCGTCGAGCTGCACGCCGCTGAGCGCGGCGGTGGCCTCGCGCGCCTGCGCACTGTGAAACAGGGTGCCGCCCCCGAACCCGCGTGGGAGGATGGCCGTCAGGTACGCGAACCCGACTGGATAGCCCGTGTCTTCGACACGGTTCTCTTCTTCGTTGAGCGTCGGCACGCCGTGGTGCCTGCTGATCTCCCACTGCTCTTTGACTCGGCAGCCCTCGCGGTACCAGGGCGTCTTCCCACGTGCCAGATGCACCGGGATGTAATCGCCGCCGGCGAGCGGGAAGTCGACGCCAGGCTCAGGGAGCTCGTCGAGGTCGACCGGAGCGCCCAGCGCGATCGGGCCCGTGAACCCAGCGGCGCGCGCATGGTCGCGGAGCTCGAGCAGTTCCTGGCGCGAGAAGTCGCGCTGCGTGTCGTGGCCGACTTCGTTGACCAGCGTCATTACGTCGGCGCCGAGTAGCGCGGACAGGTAGACGTGCTCCCAGACGTCATACGTCCCGTAGGCGCTGTCGGTCACCGGGTCGAGCTGCACGCGCAGCCCGCGCTCGTGCGCCCACGAGAGGACCTGCGGGAAGCGCGCGCGCGCGCTGGCCGCCGTCTGCCCGCGGCCATCGAGGTAGCCGCCGAAGACGCGCACCCACTCGATCCCCTCGGCCGCGTACTGGTCGAAGAGAGCGCGCGGGTCGCGACCGTCGGCCAGGGCGTAGAGCGCCGAGGCGCCGAGTGGGAAGTAGGGCCCGCGGTCATCGGCGAACGTGCGCCCAGTGATCTGGATGGGCCCGGCGATCGTGGTCGGCGGTGGCGGCAGTTCCCCGCGCTTCTGGCGCGCCTCGTCGCTGTTGTAGATGTCCTCGAGCACCTGGCGGATCGCGCGTTCATGGTCGCCGGCGAACTGCTGAAAATACGTGAAGTAGCGGCCCGTCCAGACGCTGATCGAATCATCATCGATGAACACCTCGCCGCGGGTCGGATCCTTGATGTCTGTCCCGACCGCGCCGTTCGGTGCGTCGAAGATCCCGCGGGCCCGCTGAAGGTGTCCGAGATAGCCCTCGACGTGGATGCGGCCGAGGGTATTGACCATCTGGATGTCGTTCGGCAGGTAGACCGGCACGTCGGGATCCTCCGGATCTGGTGGTGGGTCGGGTGGCGTGGCTGGCCGCGGGCACTCGACGTAGGGCCCTGGCACGCCAGGCCCGACGACGTCTTCGGCGGTTTGCAGGAGGCGCTCGTATGTGCTGCCATCAGGGCTGAGCTCCGTGCACCAGAGCTCCCATCGCACGCGCCCTGGCGCGTTGAAAAACTTCTCGTAACCCCACCCATCGCCGTACAGATTCGGCGCGGGTCGCGGGTCAATCTCGAACATCACGCCGCCCTGCGCGAGTGCGTAGCACGCGAGCATGTGCTGCCAGTACTTCCGCACGTTGCCGGCGTCAACGTCGACGATCTCACCGATGAACGGGCCGAAGCGGTCCCCCGATCGGAACGTACGCTTCGCGTAGACGCCAATCGGATCGGGGATCAGGTACCAGCCGACGTCATCATGGTCTCGTGAGGCGTCGTACCAGTGCAGGACATCCACTGGCGCCGACGGGAGGACGCGGCGCCACTCGTGCTGGTCGGTCGGGTGGACGCCGTTCTTATGAATCACGATCGTGCAGTCGTCGCGCGTGCTCCCTGGCGCCCAGACTGGCGCCGTGCCGAAGAGCAGGTCGAAGCAGTCCTCCACCGGCGTGCCGTCGGCGGCGAGTGCCCACGGGTCGGCCAGAAGGTCAACGCGCGGCGCGTTGCGATCGAACGACCGATCCTGCAGGATTCCGCCGACGGAGTAGACCACCCGGATCTGCCCGGTGTGCCGGTTCCACCTGGCATCGTGCGGGCCATCGGTCGGCCCATCGTGCACCACGATCCCATGCGTCGAGCCCCACGGGCGCAGCATCACCCGCGTCTGGTCGTGCGAGAGCAGCCACCACCCCGTCGGCGTCTGGATGGCCACTGGCTTGGCTTCCCACGCGCCGAGCGTGATGTCGGTCGCCGACGCGTCACCGTCCTGCCAAGCGTAGATGCGGGCGCCCACCTCGAACGTCAGCATCCCGCTGCGCCAGGTCGGATTTGTGCAGCCCACGGCCGGCATCCCGGTGGGAAGCGAGATCGGCCCCATTGCTTGCGGCACGCCCGCGAGCAGCAAGCCGTCGGCCTGCACCGTGCACGCGAAGAGCCGGCCGTCATCGTTCCAGGCCGGCCGCGAAAAACCAGCCCAGACCACGCCGTCATCGAAGCGCAGGCGCGGGCCGATCGGCGGCGCCTCGTAAACGCACCAGCGCCCGCCGGCGGCCGCGAGCTCGTTGCCAGACTGGCCGATGATCTCTGGAATGTAGGCCGGCCGCGCGGCGCGCATCAGCCGGCCGTCATACTCGTGTTTCGGCCGGTTGTAGGTGTACAGGATGACGTTGCGCTCGAGGATGATCTCACTCGCGGTGAGCCAAATGGGATTCGTCCCGTGCGCGAATTGGTCGCCCTCGAGCGGGGCGATCGGTATCGCGTCGACGTCGATGACGTCGTGCCCGCTCGCGACGTGCACCCCGGTCGGCGTCAGCCGTGGGAAGAATCCGCTCATGGTCTCAGCTCGTCCACTTGGCGGCATCGCGCACGCGCAACCACCGCCCTGACTCAACGCGCGTCACGAGCTCGTCGCTCGCATGCCGGTAGACCAGGACGAAGGTCTGTAGCCGATCCGGCCAGCACCACCACGTTTCGAGGCCATCCGCAGTCGTGCGGCTGAGCACCATGCCAGTCGCCGCCGCCTTCGTTTCTCGAGGGTCGCGGAGCACGGCGCCCTCATGCGTCAGGTGTCGCATCCGGCGCACTCGCGGCCTGGAGCGCCGCCAGGCGCGCCCGCATGAGCGCGTCCGCCCCGGCGCCCCACGCACTTGTGAGGGCCGTCGCCGCCAGCCACCCCACCATGAGGCGATGCTGCAGCGCGAGCTCCTCCCATTCTGGAGGCGGTGGCGGAATCGTCAGCATGACGACCGTCACCATCACGAAGAGCACCGAATAGACGACCCGCCGGATGGCGGCGACCGCATGCGCCCGCGCCAGCAGCGCGAGGTCAGTCCGTGCTGGATCGACCGCCTCGGCGTCGCGACACGCCGCCAGGCACGTGCGCATCTGCATGCCGCAGGCAACCGCAGCGAGGAGCGCCGTCCCGATCTCGACCTGCAGCGCGGTCATCGGCTTGGCCCAGGTGGTGTCCGCGTCAACGGCTCGACCTGGCGTACCTGCAGCTCGAGCTCCAGGCGCCGCACCGCGCGCTCACGCTCGGCGATCGCTTCCCACAGTTCGGCGGTCACACTGCTGACACCTCGAACGGCCCGGCGGCGCCTCAGCGTCTCGCGGACTCGGTGACAGATCCGCCGCCACAAGGCGCACAAGGGCATCGGCCTTAATCCTGTCGGGGGCCATGCGATCGTGCGAGGTCCGCCAGGCGCTCGTTGAGCCCCAGCAGCTTCAGCACCATGGCGCGCGATTGCACGAGCTCCTCGTGGGTCTGCCGGTACAGCCACCCCGGCACGTACCAGATTCGATACAGGCCAATCAGCGCCACAGCCAGCATCCCAGCCAGGAGCGCGATGACGGAGAGCTTGTCGGCCAGCGTGACCCACGATCCGACCTCCTGTGCGGTGGGCATGGTCGCGGCGTCAGCGCACGGCCGCGCCGCCGCGTCGCTGGTGACGGCACGACCCGACGAGATGGTCGATGATGATGGCGGTACGCCGCGCGCAAGGAGGGAGACGACGTGACCGCGCCACAGCAGGACTCCTGGTCAATCCTGCAGGGCGGCGCGGTCGGCGCGGGCCTGCGGTGTGTTCGGTCGCCCGTATTCTACTATGCGCCCGTGGGCCAGACGGCGATCGTCGCCGTCACCCACGACACGGAATCACTGCTCGTCCAGGTGCCAGGGTTCAGCGAGGAGACCGCCGCGACCAGGTGCGCCGTGTTGACGCTGGCCCCATTGATGGTCCCCTGCTCAGTGATCATCGAGACGAAGCTCGATGGAGGCGCCGATGCCACGAACTGGCTATCCCCGCACCGCGTCACGATCCAGAGGTAATTCGGCGTGCCCCCCGGCGACGGCGTGTGATTCGGAGGATCAGAGTTGGTCCCGCCGCCGCCGTCCGTCGAGGCGTCCACCCCAGAGAAGGTGCCTACGGTGATGACGTAGACAATCCACGCCGACTGTTCGGCCGACGACGTCGTCAGTGTCAGAACGCTCGAGGCGCTCGGCGCGACGAGCGTGAACACACTGCCGCGCACCAAGCTGACCGAACCGAGATCCGTGCAGAGCTCAGACCACCCAGCCGTCGACCCGCCGGCCACGCTGACTGTCGCGCTGCCATCGTTCGCGAAGACGACGACAATCAAGTCGCCGACTTCGTGCGTCGGGATCCCGATCGCGTGGCTTGTCGTGTCCGAGGTCGTATGCTCGGAATCCGTGCCGCGGATCGTCGGGTAGTCTGGCGTCGGCGTGTTCGTCGGCGGCGTCAGCGTCGGACCGCCCGTGCTCGCGCCAGGGTCGTGGCCCCAGAATGGCTCCCAGTTCGACCGGTAGCGGTTCCCTTCAACCAGGTCGAGCTCGAAGGCGTAGTGCCGCTCGCCGGCGTCGAGGGACAGCTCGGAGCGTCCGACCGCCTCCTCGATGACCCGGCGCGAGAGGACCAGGAAGTCTCCCTCGCAATCCCGTGATGGGATGTCGAGCGGCAGCGCCATCCCGGGCCGCACGCGGGCGTCGTCGATGACGAGGCGTACCCGTTTGTTCAGCCCGACCCGCTTGTTGACTTCGTCAGTGAGGATCGCGAGCGCCACCGTCAGATCGGTGACGTCTGGCAGGTCGAGCACGATCGTGTACGGGCCGTAGGTATCGACCTCGTCTTCGTTCTCATAGGTCACGACGCCTGGCGAATTGGCGTTGTAGCTAATCGTGATCGTTTCGTTGTCGAGGAGGGCCGTCTGCCCGTCATCGTGGATGAGCGCGCCGACTGTGCCAGCGGTCGAGTCGAAATGCCATTGCGCAGTGCCAGCCGTGTCGGCGTCGGTCGTCTCGTTTGATGTCACTGGCCCAGCGCGGACCACGGTGACCAATCCCGTCGGCGTGACGAGGCCACCAGTGAGGATGAGCGCGCGAGACAGCGGGTATGTGCGATTGGCCCCATCTCCCTCGAAGGTCTGCGTGATCAGCTGAATCCCTGGCGCGCCGTAGCGCGCGAGGCCGTTGTTGCGGTAGGCGTTGCGGTTGATGACCCACTTGAGCGACCGATAATTCCCGAGGTCCTCACTGATCGTGATAGGCGCATCCGAAGCGGCCGGCTCGATCATCTCAAGCACGCCATTCGGATCGATCGTGTAGACCCACCCGCCGGCCTGCGTTCCGACCGACTCGAGGCACTCGCGGATCGTCATCCAGGCGAACGTTTGCGCCGGCAGATCCGGGCCAGTCGCCTGGTCAGGGCTGAGCGTGACGCCGTGCGGCGCCATGTTATCCATGAAGGCGGTCAACTGCGAGAGGAGCGACCCTGCGGCGATCGGTTCGTTGAAGTAGATGACATCGAGGAGCGCCGAGCGGTCGACGAAGATCGATCGGTTCAGGTATCCCGTGCTCGGCCCGGCGATGTCGTCTTCCTCCTGATCCCACAGGACGCCGCCGAAGATCGTCTCATCGTCCATCCCGACGAAGATCTCGCCACGAGCGGCCGGGCGGTAGTTCCGGAGGCTGCACTCCACGCGCCCGCGTCCGCTCAACTGCTCCTCGAAGGCGAATGATCGGTCGATGAGATAGTCGGCCGCGAGCTCGACGCCATCGACCTGGAAGGTAGTGAGCCGGGCCATGTGTCAGGCCGTCACGCGCTGGCCGGTGATGGTTTCGACGTAGCGCGGCAGCTCGGTGGAGACGAACCGCAGGAGCACGCGCCCGTCGACCGTCCCGACCACGCTGGTATTGACCACGATCGGCGCCGACGACGGAGCGGCCACGGGCGCCACGAAGGGCGCGTCGCGACGCGGCGACCCGACGACGACCTGGTCGCCGCCAGGCCCGCCGATGACCTCGCCGGTGGGATTCCACACGCCCTCGCGTCCACTCCCTCCGCCGATCGGGATCTCCTCGCCGTTCGGACCCATGATGACGTCAGGCGTCCTGTAGTTCACATCGATCGCGACGTTCTTTGGAATCCTGTTCAGCGCACGCGTCGCGCCGTCCGCCGCGAGCTCGGCCGCCTTCGGGATGTAGCCGAAGGCCGTCGCCAGTGCTTCGACCGCGTCGGCCGTGCGCTCGGCGGCGTCGGCCATCCGATCCTGCGCTGACTTGAACTTGTCGCCGACGATGCCAGCGGCGCGCGCCTCGTCGAGCAGGGCCTGCGTGGAGTCGTCGAGGCTCACCCCGAAGCGCTGCTGCAACTCGTAGACGACCTGCAGTTCGCGCTGGATCGCCTTCGTCGCGAGACTCCCGTCCTTTCCCTGCGCGATGAGCTCGGCACGAGTCGCAGTGATCTGGCCGGCGATGGCGGCGAACTGCTCGCCGGTGAGCACGCCGCCGTTATACAGGTCGGTGAGTGCGCCGCCGAGCGCCTGAATGGCGGTGATGGCTGGCCCGGCGAGCTCGTCCTTCGCGAACGCGATGCGCTCGCGGAGCGCGTCGAAGGCGGCGCCGCCGCTGTAACCAGCCGCCTCGAGCTGCGCCTGCAGGGCCGCTACGGCGGATTCGGCCGCGGCGATGGCTTCCGAGTCCCCTCCGAGCTTCTCGAAGCTGGCCGCGATGGCCGCGGCGATGGCCGCAGCGCTGCTCTCAGAGCTGACCTTCGCGTGGTCGAGGAATGTCGTGATGTGGCCGAGGCCCGAGGTGAGCGACGCGCGCACGACGTCGGCGATGGCCGCCGACTGCGTGCCGAAGCGCTCGTCGAGCGCGATCATCTCGCGCAACTTCTCGGTGAGCAGCCCGCCATCCTCGAGCGCCGCCGCGGCCATGGCGCCGAATGACTGGTCGATGACGTCGCGGGTCTGCGCGACCGTCAACTGCCCGCGCTCGAGGAAGGAAAAGACGTCGCGCAGCTTGCTGCTGAAGCGCTCGAGGTTCTCGGACGTCGGCCCACCGGCTGCGCCGAGAATGCCGGCGAAGTTCGCGATCTCCGCTGTCGCGCGGTCGCCTTTGAACCCCTTCGCCTGGTCGGCGATGGCGCGCGCGAGCGATTCGGGGATGTCGACGCCGAAGTCGCCGCGCACCCGTCGGCCGACGTCCTCGAATGCGGGATTCCGCAGCGCGCCGACCAAGGCCCCGATGCCGGCACCGGCGAGCGCGCCGAAGGGCCCGCCAACCTGGAACCCGAACGCGCCGCCAGAGACCGCCCCGCGTGCCGCCCGGTTCCCGCGGCCAGCCACGTTCGTGGCAGCACCCAGCGCTCCGACGGCGCCCACAGCCCCCGACAGACCGCCGATGAGGCCACCCGCGACGTTCGCCGCGCCACCCTTGCCTATCTGTTTCAGCGCCGCGCTGAGCTGCGCGCCGGCCGCGGCGGCGACGTTCGCCAGCGCCACGAACTCGGCGAAGTCTTGCAGTGCGCCATCCAGCGCCGTCGGGCTGATCTGCGCCAGGTCGGCGAACGCACGCGAGAGGTCCTCGAGGCCATCGCGCAAGTCGAATGTTTCCGTCTTCGCCTCGACGAGCACGCCCGTGACGGCCGTCCCCTTCAGCTTGGCGGCGTCGATGCTCGTGGCCAGGCCGGCGAACGACCGCGACGCTGGGATGAGCCCTTCCTCGGTCAGCCCGTTGAGGAGGTTCCGCGCCTGCACGGTCTCACGCTGCAGGTCTGGCATCGCGCCAGCAATCTTGTGGATGCTGCGTGCCACGCCGTCGGCGCCGACCTCGAGACCAGCGAAGAGCTCACGGCTCGCGATGGGTTTTTGGAAGGCCGAGCGGGCGCGCTCCAGCTCGATGGGCAGGACGCGGGCCTGCTGGCGCAGCTGCTCGTACGGCTCGAGCAGCGCCCGCACGATGGTCGTGTTCTGCCGTTCTGCGGCGCTCAACGCATCGTAGGCATCGCGAACGAGCTTGATCTGCCGCTGGACGTCGGTCCCGTTCGCCTTCTCGACGGCGAGCCGGATCTGCTCGGCGTATTTCTTCGCCGCCTCGGCACGACGCTTGAGCTCGTCTTCGTCTGGTCCGACCGCGGCCGACGATTCCGGCTTCGGCCTGATGCCCATCGCCGCATCCATCCGCGCCAGACGCGCCAGGCCCTTTTCGATCTCGGTCTGCGACGCGTTCTCCGCGGCACGCTGCCCCATGGCCGCCGCCATGAAGCCCTGCCCGAAGCCGGCCGGCCCGCGGCGCAGCCCCTCGTCGACGGCGTGGAGGAACCGCTGCCAGCCAGAGGTGAGCGCGTCCCCGATCGCGACGCCTGCCGTCGCTGCGCTCACCTTCAGTTGGTGCATGAGGCGATCGAAGCGGTCGCCGAACTCGTCGAGCGCGGCGACGTCTTCCTTCGAGATGACCTGTCCGGTCAGCCGGGCCTCTTCGCGCAGGTCGGAGAATCCGGCTTTGATGGCGGGCAGGACTTCTGCGCCGCTCTTCCCGAAGAGGTCGAGCGCGAGCCGGGTCTGCTCCATCGGATCGGGAATCTGCCCGATGGCATCGGCGATCTGCGTGAATGCCTCTTCTGGGCTGCTGGCGCGCAGTGCCGCGAGCGACAGTCCGAGATCCTTGACCGCCTTCGCCGCGCCCTTGTCGCCGGAGGCGATCTTGTCACTCAGTTTCGTGACCGCGCCGGCGAAGGTCTCGATCGAGGAGCCCGTCTGGTCGGCCGCGTATTTGAACTCCTGCACCGCCTCGATGGAGAGGCCCGTGCGCTGCGACAGGTCGGTGATCTCCCCCCCCAGCGCGACGACTTGCTTCGAGAAGTTGACGATCGCACCGACCGTGAACGCCCCAGCGATACTCCCAGCGACAGAACCGAGGACGTTTCGCAGGGTGGACGCCGCCCCGCCGGCCTGCTCGAATCCGAATTTCTGCTCGGCGAGCATCCGCTTCTGTTGTTCGGCCAGGTGCGCCGCAGAGCGCGCAGCCTCCTCATTCGCCTTGTCGATGCGCGTCAGCTCGCTCGAGATTTTCACGAGCGACGGAGGCACCTCCTGTCCGAGCGCGCGGTACTTCGTGAGCGCCTCGTCGACCGACGCCGCGAGGCGTTTCTGCTCGGTCGCGGTCAGCTTCGTGACGCCGCCGATGTCCTCTACCGCCTTGGCCATCAGGTTGGCTTGACGGATGAGGGTGGCCCCGCCGAACTCGTTGCCGAACTTCGCGAGCTCGCGATTCGTCTGGGCGGTCGACCGCTGCAGGCCGGTGACTTTCGTCTCGGCTTGAGTCAGCGCGCGCTCGAATTGCGTGATGTCGGCGCGCAGCGTGGCGGTGAGGGCGGCCATGGTCGGAGAGCGGTCAGCGGTCGCGGTACCCCTCGGTCATTGAGAACCCGCTCGGGGCCTTGTCACGTTCCTGATCCTGCAGGAGCAGCGCCACGAGGCGCGCGTGCACGCCGCGGGGCAATCGCATCACGTCGGCAGGCGTCCACCCGTTCATGCGTTGACAGATGCGCAGCGTCTGGTCGACTACTGCGCTCCAATAGGGCGGGCCTCACGCTCCCGCGTCAGTTGCGTTTCGTACGCGGTCACCGTCGCGTACAGCACTTTGAACTTCGAGGCGTCGAGCTGCGCCAGGCTGTCGCGGCCGATGGGCACCGGCTTCCCGCTCGGATAGACCATCGACCAGTCGGTGATGTAGGCGTCGAGCTTGCGCACGCCAGGCCAGGCCGTCGCCGGATCGGCTGGCGTCGCGGCCTTCGGATCCGGTGCGCTCAGCACCATGGCCATGTGCTCGCCTTGCGTCAGCTCCGGCCGGATCGCGATCCAATGGCCGCCTGGCAGGATCAGCCGCACTCGGCGCGCGTCCGACAGGAACCAGTCGTCGACGCTCACATCGACGGTGGGCTCGAGGTGCACGGGCAAACCGTCGAAGGCCGGCAGCGTGAGGGAGGGATTCCCATCCCGGTAGACGGTCCACTCGGCCGCGGAGTACCAACGGTCCCGCCACAGCCGCCGCACCAGCCCCTGCTCGTGCGTGACGATCGCCTCGTAGAGCCGCTCGAATCGCGAGCGCCGCATCTGCCGCAGGATCGCCACCTTCGCCTCGAACTCCAGTGGCAGTGGCACGTCTAGTGACCAGCTGTCCAGATAGGCAGCCGCCTTCTTCACGCTGAACTCTTCCCAGAGGTCGTGCACCGCGCGCCCGCTCTCCGCGGTGAAGCCCGCCCAGAGCGTGTGCTCTGAGACCGCCGACAATTCGCGGCAGATGGTCAGACCATGCCCGCCCACCTCGAGGCGCACGAGCTCGTGCGGCCCCAGAAACCAGGACTCCAGCGGCGCAGCGGGCGAGGCCGTGGCCTGGTCCGCCTGTTCGATCGTCGTCATCGGATTGGCTCCTCGATGCGGCACGGTGGCGTGCGGAACGTCGCACGGCCGGCCGCCAGGTTGAACTCGATCAACTCGTAGACGCGCAGGCGTGACGGCCCCTGCGGCCCATTCGTCCCGCTGCTCTTGCGTCGCACGGGCAAGGCGACATGCGTCGGCTGGCCGAAATTGGCCCAGAATTGATTGATGGTGCCGGGGGTGAAGGTGAGGCGCGCCACGGTGGTGCCGACGCGCTTATCCAGGTTGGCGCGGTCGCGCCGCCATTTCGTGAGCAGCGCGACCGTATGCGAGTGGTAGCGGATCTGACCGTCTCGCCCGCTGAAGATGATGTCGTGGGCGGCCGCGCGGCTCATCGGCCACCTCCGGCCACGACTTGATCCGTGGCTACGTGTTGAGCGTGATCGTGCCGGCCGCCGCGAGGTTCACGCCTTGCGTGATGGCGCCCGCGACCGGGATGTCGATCGACGCGTCGATGTAGAACTCCCCCTGCCAGTAGAAGTCCGGCAGGTCGGCGAAATCCGGGTGCAGCCGGTAGAACAGCGGCGTGTCCGAGTCGGCGGCGTCCCAGATCGCCGTGTTCTCGTCGTCGAAGATCATGGTCCCGGTGACCGTGAAATCCGGCTTCCCGAGGACATACGTCTTGTTGCCGTCGCCGCCGCACGTCACCTCGAAGCGGTCCCGCGTCTTGTTCGCCGCCAGCTGCGTGAAGCAGCCGATCGACGTGTACGGGCCGCCCTCGGCGGAAGACGACAGGAGGGCGAGATCGTCGCCGGCATGTCTGGCCACTGGTCTGACTCCCGACTGACCAGGGCGGCACGTGTGCGGGCCTGGAGATCATGGCTCAACCTGTGAAACGGCTGGCGCCCCTGTCGGGGCGCGCCGGAAGCGTTACGCGCTGCGGCCGACGATGACGATGTCGTACACCACCGACGTGCCGCCCGCGCTGTTCGTGACGGTGATCGTGTCGTCGGTCGTGTCGGTGACGCTCTTGCCGCCGCCGAACCCGTCCGCCCACATAAACCACTGGCCAGGCCCCAGCGAAATGCCATCGCCGTCGGCCATGAACAGCGGCGCGCCGGTGGTGGCGGTTCGCGTGACTTCGACGCTGTTCGTGTTCGTGTCGCGCGCGCGGATGAGAATCGCGACCACTTCGGCGAAGGCCACCGTCGCCCCGAGGGCGCCACCGCTGAGGGCCGTGAGGTCGAGCGCCTCGGACGCCGACGCCGTGAGCGTGCGCGCGTCGGACCAGACTTTGTCCGCCTGGCCGTTGCTCGTGCCGCTCGCCAGCGAGTCGCTCAGCGCGAGCTCGTGGGTCGCCGACGGCGTCGCGAGGTCGCCGGTGCCGGTTTCGATCGCGCGGATGAGCGCCTTGATCGTCGTGGTGACAGCCATGTCTCCCTGCTCCTGACGTTCAGTCGGTTACGACTTCCTGAGCCCTGGCCGCCGGCCGTGGCCCGTGTCCTGACCGCGCCGCCATCGTGTGCAGCGCGCCTTCCGCATCGAGGTAGGCGCGCAAGTCCTGCACTTCCTCAGCGGCCGCGGCATGCAATCCCTGAAACAGCCGCCGTTCCTGCGGGTCGAGGTCCTGCTGCAGCGCCCACTCGAGCTCGCTCATGACCATGCGGCGCGCCCTGTAGAGCGTCTGATAGACCCGCAGGCGCGCCGGCGCGAAGCCTCGACTCATGCCGCCTCGGCCAACAGCCGGTACAGCCCGCCTCGGTGCAACCACCGCAGCCCGGTCTCGGTCTCGACGTCGGGATATTCGATCGGCTGCTCGAGCCCGAGGCCCATGACATGCCAGCCGATGAGCACCCGCCCTTCGTCCCTGGACCGCATCAGCAGCGCATCGAGCCGCACCGCCGCCGCCTCGACCGCCTCGATCCGCTCGGCCACCCCGACCGCCTGCACCGCGTAGAGCGCGCCGTGCCAGCGTCCACCGCCCCCGCAGCGCCCCATCGTGTCGGCCTGGAGCCGCACCGTCACGAAGACCGGCGGCGCCTGCCCCACGACCACCGGCGTGGCCTCCTGCGGCGCCGGTTCCTCCCACACCCCGCCGGTCGCCAGCGCCGCGAGCATCACGTCGGCCGCCAGATACGCCACGACCGCGCCCGTGGGCGTCAGGCTGTCGACCAGGGTGACCGGCATGGCTCACCCTGCCCGCAGGTACCGGTCGCCCTGGAGCCCGTCCAGGGCGCCTGCCAGGGCCTGCGCCGTCCGCGCCCGTTCCTCCTCGGCGATGGGCACGAACCGCGGCCGCGCCGGCATCCTGCCCCGATAGGCCCCCGTCGCGGTGTAGCGGTCGACGGTCCCGAACTCGTGCAGATGGCCCAGCGGTGACGGATTCGCGACCCGCGCAGAGAGATCCGACGGATCGGGCAGCACGACCACCTTCGTGCCCCGCCCTACGCTCTCGACGCCGTCCCCCGAGACCGACGCCAGGTACCGCGACCGGATCCGCTCGGCGCCATCGACGAGCACCGGCTTCACGCGCGCCCGTGCTTCGGGAGTGAGCCGCGCCAGTTCGGCCGCCAGGCCCTTCAGATCCCACTCGAGCACGGCGCTCATGCGCGCTGCTCCAGAGCGGCGATCACGAGCTCCCGGTGCCGACCATCCGGGTCGACCAGGCCGGCGATGTGCAGCGTGCGATCGCCGAGCACGTCGTCGTGCCAGATCAGCCGGTCGGTGTGTTCGAGGCGCCACGAGCGCGGCGCGTAGATGCGCACCACGTGCGTGGCCTGCGCCTGCACGCTCGAGGCGAAGAGCCGCTCGAGCCGCTGCCCCGTGGCTGTCCGCACCTCGGCGGCGATCTTCGACTGCACGATCGCCGGATCCCCTGGCATCGGCACGCCGTTGACGTTGGTCGGCGCGCTCGGCCGCATCACGCTGATCCGCTGCATCAGGACGCCCGCGCGCATTGGTCGTCACCCGGCCTGTGTTTCCCTCGAGACGAACGGCGCGAGCAGGCTGCGCACGCCCAGCGGCAGATCCCCCGCAATCGTCCCGATGACCACCGCTTCGGCGTGCTGGAACCAATGCCCGATGAGCAGCAGCATCGCCCGCCGCAGCGACCGCGGCACAGCCGACGTATCCGCCGCGGCGTATCCCGCTGTGAATGCCACGCGTACCGCCCCTGCCTGCTGGAGCGTCGATGGCCATGTCACGTTCGCCGCTGGCCGGATCCACGCCCGCCCTCCGGTCGCCCCACTCGGAATGGTCACCACGTAGTCCGCGCTGCTCAGCGTCTGCGAGTCGCCCGCCGTGTCCAGGTAGGTGATGGCCACCGTCCCCGACACGAGCGGCGGTTTCGGGACCTCGATGCCGATGCACCCGTGTTGATCCACGTACGCCAGATGATCGAGGTGCAGTCTCCATGCCGCTTGCATCACCTGTCGATTCGTGACGTCTTCCACCCTGGCACGGGCATCGCCGATGAGGCCCGTCAGAATATCCGCCTCGTCGCCGTCGAAGCGCCGAACCTGGTTCTGCGCATCCGTCAGGCCCAGCGGTTCAGCACTCGCCGGCGTCACGAGCTCAAGCCAGCCCGCCATCGCGTCGCCCCGGTCCCCCCGGTTACGAGGCCCGGCCTCCGATCTGGATGATGCGCATCCAATCGACGTAACAGGTCCGCGCGTTCGCGCTGCCGGTCAGGAAGTGAATCGACGGCCGCAGTTCCTCGTCGTTCGGCAGGTTCGTGGTCGCGACCGTGCCGACCGACACGTCATCGACGAACGCCTCGAGCGTCGAGCCGTCGTGCACGAGCTCCAGCGTCTTGTACGAGGTGCCGATGCTGGCCGCGGCCGTGGCCGTGGTCTCCGACGAGTCCTTCTCGACCACGACGCTCAGGGTCGTCGCCCCGTCGACCTTTCGGAACCCGATCGAATCCGTGACGCCAGCGAGGATGTCCGTCGCCGTGATAGACAACCCGATGAAGAGGTCCGATTGCGTGGCGTCGGAGACCTTCACCCGGCAGCCGAAGTACCAGTAGGAGAACCCCGTCAGCTTGAAGGCTTCGCCAGCGAATTGAATGTTCGCACCGTCGTTCTCGTTCGCGTCGGTGGTGACGAGCAGCGCGCCGCCAGCGACGTCGGCATAGGTGACCGTGGTCTCCCCGCCGCCGCCCTCGACGAGCGTGACGGTCGCGCCGAGCGGCGCATCGGCCGCGGTCAGGGTGGACCGCACGAAGTCGTCGGTCCACTCGAAGACATCCGGCCCGATGGCTTTGACCAGGCGCTTGCCGTGGGCGGACCGGTCGAAGTAGACGAGATTGCCGGCGATCCGGCCTCCGATCATGTTGGCCATGTGCTGCGTGCTCCTCTGGAGGGCGGCGTAAAAGGGGACGCGCCGCCCTCGGATTCCCTCCGCAGTCCGCGTGTCTACGCGATGACGTCGGCCGTCAGGGCGTCGTACTGCCGCATCGGCTCCATCAGGTAGTCGACGGCGACGATGTCGTTCGTCGCGTCGCAGTCCATCTCGACCGACACGTGCGTCGCGCCGGAGAGCGCGGCCTGCACCTGTGCCGCGTCCACTTCGAGCACGACCTGGTCACCGGCCGCGTCCGCGACGGTCGGATCGGCGTGCGCCACGACGACGGTCGGGCTCGTGCCAGAGCTGTCAGTCGCCGCGAAAATCTTGAACGTCAGCAGCCCCGTGCCAGAGACGAGGGTCGCTTTCGCGAGGAACCTGCGCCCCATCGACACCCATGCGATCTTGGTCGCGACCGTCGCATCGGCCACGTCGTGCACATAGGTGCGCGACACGAACTGCGACCGGAGGTGATTCGCTGTGTACGCCATGACCCTTTCGCTCCTATGTCCGACCTGCTCAGGCTTTGATGCCGGCGCGCCTACCGCGCCGACAGCGTCACGAACGGGCTCATCGTCGCGCCATACTTCGGCGTGAGCACCGACCGCCACCAGCCACGTCCGTCGTTGCGAACCCAGAACTTGAAGGCGCGCTCGTGATTGACGAAGCGCACGTGGATGGACTCGGCCGACTGCAGGCCCTGCAGCGTGCCTTCGAGGTACTCACCCCAGTTCGCGAGGATGATGTCGCCGAGATCGCCGAGCGTGCTCGGATACTCGCTGTAGAAGATCGGCCGACCAAGCAGTCGATCCGGCTCGCCGTCCTGCGCCGACGGATGGTAAATCGGCACGCCACCGGTGCCGACCGTCTGCACCAGCGAGAGCATTTGCGGCAGCGTGTCGTGATTCGCGAGCCAGATCGCCGAGCCGTAGCCCCAGCACCGCGCCCGCATCTTCTTGATGTTCTCGTATTCGATCGTGTCGGCGCTTTGGCCGCCCTCCTCCGTGACCGTGATGAGCGCGGGCGAGTTGAGGATGCCCTCGAACTCTCCGACGCCCGTTCCTCGGAGGCGCTCGTTGAGCAGATGACTCGCGAACTGCTGCCTGAATCCGCGCTCCAGCAGTGCGATGAAGCTCACTGGCGAGTCGGAGAGGATCTCTTCGGTGGCGTAGGTCAGCCCGAACAGGCCGTTTGCCTGCATCGTGATCTGCTCCCACGACATCCGGCTCGAGGTCGCTTCGACCGTCTCCGGCCTGCGATAGACGACGAGGCCACCGCTCACGCTCGTGCTGTGGTTCTTGTCGACGCGCGCGTTGAACTTGACCGTCGGCGTGGTCATCGGCACCGCCGTGGTGCGGCCTGCGGTCGGATCGTCCTCCGGCATGAGCTCGCGCGGCTCCGGCGAGAACGACACGGGGATGAGGTACCCGCCGTGCGGGTCGGAATACTCGCCCTGCTCGTCGGATCCGACCGTGGCCTTCAGCGGGCGCAGGCGCGGATCCTCGCGGCGCCCCTGGCCGACCGCCATGACCGCCTGCATGAACTCCCGATGCGACTTGAAGCCACGCTTCGGATCGTCCTCGGCGTTGTCGCGACCGACCTGCACGCCAGCCCGACGCGCGGCCTCCGTCGCCGCCTCGCTCGAGGCGTCTGGCTCCGGGGTGGCGCGACGCTCGCGCGCCGCCTGGCGCTCGACCATCTGCAGTTCGGTCTCGGTGGTCTCGAGCTGCGCCTCGAGGCCGAGGAACTGCTTGCGCTCGTCCTCGGTCATCTCGCGGCTCTCGCTCGCCAGCGTGCCGGTGAGCTTTGTCAATTGCCCGTGGATCTTGCTGACCGTGTCGCGCAACTGCTTGATACGGATGGACGCGGACATCGTTGCTCCCTCGCCAAGAAAGTGATGCCGTACGCGTGAAGCGCGCCGAGCCGTTGACAGCCCCGACGCCACACAGCCAGGCCACCTTATGCGGTCGCGTGGTGCGTGGTGCGGTAACTGGCAGCGACAGGCGCGCTCAACAGAGGCGACCGGCTGCCGGCGCTCGCAGGCTCGACGTGATCAACAGACCGCGTCGGCGTGTGTCAGCGCCGCATTTCCTTGGAAGGGGATGATAGGACCACCGCCGGGCAATGGCGGTCGCGAAATTCGCAGGATTCGCGTTTAGGCGTCTTTCAGCCGTCGGCCGGTGGCGGCATGGAACAATTGAACCCGAGAGATCCGGATCGCGCGGCCGATCCGGAACGCCTCGAGGTGCCCGGAATCGATCCACTTGAGGACCGTTCGCGGCGTGACGCCGAAGTCGTGCGCGACCTGCTTCGGCGTCAGGAGGTCAGACGGCGGCGGCAGGGCGGGGAAGTCAGTCGGCATAGTGGTCTCACCTGGATAGTTTCAATAAGTCGTCGACTCGTTGAAACCGACCGCGCGCGCGCGCAGGCTGGCGACCGCTAGGCGATCGCGGTCGGCCGCAGCACGGTCAGGCGCCGGCTGTTCCAGGTCGACTGCGCGCTCGACTTCGAGCTCAAGCCGAGGTGGCTCGAGCATGGCCGCCGCCGCACCGGCTGCCGACCTTCGGCGCGCCAGCGACGCCGCGCGCGCCACCGCCTCGTCGAGCGTCCCGATGCGGTCGGCCATCCCGAGCTTGACGGCCTGCTTGGCCAAGAACGTCCGCCCCTGGCCGAACTCGCCGCGCACCATCGACGTCGCCACGTTCCGGCCGCGCGCGACCGCCTTGATGAACACCGCGCCCACCTCGTCGACCTGCGCCTGGAGATGCGCCAGCGCTTCTGGCGTCGGCGCCGAGAAGTCGTTGATCTCCGCTTTGTTCTCGCCGTTCCGCACGAGCGTGTGTTGGATGCCCTCGCGTTCGAAGAACCCCTGCCAGTTCTCGAGCAGCGCGAAGACGCCGATGCTCCCGACTTCCCCGCTCGGTGAGACCACGAGCTCGTCGGCTTGAGTGGCTATCCAGTAGGCAGCTGACGCCGCCAGCGTGTTGGCGACCGCGACGACCGGCTTCTGTCCGCGCGCCGCGAAGACCTCTTCGGCGAGCTCGGCAACGCCCGACACGGCGCCGCCAGGTGAGTCGACCTCGAGCACGATGGAGCCGATCTCAGGGTCGGCCAGCGCCTGGCGAAACGCCTTGCTGATCCCGAGCGTCGAGGTGCCGCCGCTCATCTCCGAGAAAAGATCCATGCGGTGACCGATCACCCCGAAGATCGGGATGACCGCGACCGCCCCCTGTCTGGTGCCGCCGGCGGCCTTCCGCGAGTCTGCGACGATCGCGCGGATTGACTCCTCGTCGACGTGGCCGCCGCGCACCCGGAGCTCGAGCAGCGCCTCGATCTGGCGGAATTTCGACTCCTGAATGGCCCAGCGCTCGGCCATCACCGCGCGCACGATCCGCTCGTATCGGTTCGGCTGGCTCATGACGTTGCCTCCTGCGCCTCGTCCTCGAGCGCGCCCGCGCGCCCTGGCAGGTCCCCACAGAGCGCCAGCGCCGCGAGCTGCGGTATCGCGAGCGTCTCCCATTCCTCGGTGACCGACACACCGCCCTTCGCCACCGCCAGCCCGTGACTCCCGCAGTATTCCCGCGAGAGCACCAGCGGCATCCGCAAGCGCTCGGCGATGCGCGGCGCGTAGCCGTCATAGAACTCGCGGAGCCCGGCCTGCCACGCTTCGGCATCGCCGGCGTGCTGGCGCGCCAGCCGCTGCACCGCGCCGCGCTCGGCCGTCACCAGCCGGCGGGCCTCGTCGAGCAGGAGCACGTGCGCCTGCGCCCACCAGCGATCGACCAGCGCCCCTGACCCTGCGCCGCCGCTCGTGCCGCGCATGTTGAGCGGCGTCAGCGGATCGTCGAGACCGGCGAGGCTGTTCCAGTGATGGTCGCGCCTGACTTCGTTGCGCGTGCGCACGCCATCCTGCACGTAAATGCGATCGACGTCGGCCTGCTCCTTCGGGTTGCCGCGCATGATCTCCCAGAGGTCGAACCGCGAGAAGTAGACCTGCGGCGCGAGGAATAGCTGGTTGTCGATCGCCATCTCGAGGCGCTCGACGAACGGCCGGAAGGTGAGGTCGACCAGGTCCTGCCGAAACTGGCGCGTCGCCGCATACGTCGCCGTCGCGTCGCTACCGAGCGCTGCGAGCGGCAGGTTGAGCCAGTCGGCCACGTGCTGGCGCCCGAATTGCCGCGTGGCCAGGAGCTGCGAGTCCTCCGGGCTGATGCCGAGCTTTTCGATCTTGATGTTCTCCTCGAGCGCGAGCACGCCGAAAGCATTCTCCACGCCGACCAGATACCGGGCGATCGAGTCGTGCAGGTTCTTCAGCCCGACATCGCCGAGCGACTCCGGATGGATCGCCGCGAGCGCCGCCGTCGCGCCGCCCTCGAAGAACTGCGATGCGAAGCGCTCGGCCGCGAGCATGACGCCCAGCGACTGCGTGCCGTAGCGGATGACCGAGACGCCCTTGACGCCGTCGAGCGACAGCCCTTTGACGTGAAAGATGTCCTCTGACCCGAGAAGCTCCGGTTTGCCGCCACCCTTACGCCGCACCGTGTATTGAAGGGTGCCGGAGGGCAGGAGCGTGACGGCGACGAGGTCGGGATGAATCGGGCGCAGCTGTCCGACGAACCCGCGGCCGCCCTGGTCGGCAATGATGCGCGCGTAGAAGTTCCCGCGCAGGAGCACGTGCGTGGAGACCATCTCCCAGAACTGATGGGCATCCATGAAATCATTCGGCCGAAGGCCGACGATGTCCGCGACGGGGTGATTCTCGGTAAGCCGCTCGTCGCCGTTCGCCTGTCGCTGGAAAATCTGACAGTCGCACGCCGCCACGTTCCCGGCGATCAGGTTCACGCCGCGCCAGAAGGCCGACAGGGTGAGCGCGATGTCCTCGCTGCCGGTCGGGCCGACCGTGAACCCGGACTGCGGGTCGGTGTACCAGAACGGCGAGAGCGGGCCCGGCGGGCCCGGCGTGCCGCTCGAGGCCCGCAGCGCCGGCCGGTTGAAACGCGCGAGGAATCCCATGCGGTTAGCCTCGACTCCGCGGCGCCGCCGCAGGACGTGACGAAGGGGTCGTCGTCGAGGAGCCGCCAGGGTCAGCGGCGCATCGCGGCCAGCCGAGGCCCATCATGACCGCGCCGGTGATGATGGACGCCGCAGGCCAGTCGAACTGAGAGCCGACGCCACAGAAGAACAGCCCGAGGCCGGTATACAGTGTAACCTCTTGCGGCCCGATCTGGTCGTCGCCAGGCCCGAACCATCCGCCGATCCGGTGGACCAGCTGCACCGCACCGCGTGCAACTCCCTGCAAGGCTCGCCTCACGTGGTGACCTCCTGTCCACTCACCGCGTCAAAGATGCCGCGCGCGCGGACGATGCGCGCTGGTCCAGCCTGATACCGCGACCGCTTTTTAGGTGGCTTCATGAGCAGCACCCGGAGCCCAAGGATGGCCGCCACGAGCCCGTCGATTCGCTTCGTTCCGGCGGGCTTCACCGGCCGGATGTCGCCCCACGAGTTTTCTTCCTTCGCTGCGTTCGCGACGCACATCGTCAGCACAGGGTTGCCCGGGTGCCGCGCACGCCCAGCGACGATCATCGCCTCGATCACCTTCGACGGCTCAGAGAGCTGCCGAAAGCCCTGCTGGATGTCTAAGACGTGCTCTTTGCCTAACCAGTTGATCAGCCAGGTCGCCAGGTGGCCGGCGTTCGTCGGGTCGCATCCGACCGCCTGCACCCGGCCGACGGCGCCGAGCGCCTCCATGCGCCGGAAGATGACCGACTGGTCGATCATCGCGCCAGCCGTCGTCGTGATGAACCCTTCTTGCTCCCAGCGGTCGTATGGGATGCGGTCCTGCTCGACGCGCCGCCGGAGCGTGGCCTTCGGCATGAAGAACAGCGGCCAGAGGTCGACCGCGAAGTTCACCACCCGCAGCCGCTGCTCGACGGGTTCGTCGGGATCTCCACTCGCCGGCGCGAGCCCGAGGTCGATCGGGACCTCATCGGCCGCCAGGTCCCGCGGCGAGACGGCCACAACCGCCGACAGGTCGATCTTGCTCGACAGGTCAACGCCAAGGTACAGATCCCGCCCTCGTAGCTCCTCGAGGTCGAAGGCCGACTCGCACGACTTCCAACGGTCGCCCGGAATCCACACCGTTTCGGAATCGGTCCATTCGCAGAAGTTGAGCCGTCGCACGATGTTCTGCTTCGACGGCATCCCGATCGCCTCGGCGACCTGCTCGCGCAGGTACTCCAAGGTGATCGACACCCCGAGGTTTGGATTCGCTTTTTGCCAGTGTGGGCCCTCCAGGTCCCACCGATCACAGGTCTGCGTCGGGCATTCCGGATTCGGCTGTCTATGCCCCTTTTTGAAGCATGCCTCGCACGGATCAAGGTGGCAGACGTAGGCGAACCACGCATCGTTCTCGATGCTGCCCTCGAGGACCTGCCGCGACATCTCATGGTTGTGCCAGCAGACCGTTTCACGGTTGAATCCGCTGTTGGTGACCTTGAAGATGAGCGCGTTTTTCCGGCCCTTCGTCCCGGCGCGGATTTTCTCGTCGACGGTGTTCGTGTCGTGCTCGTGCAGCTCGTCGATCAGCCCGATATACACACGCTTGCCATCGAGCCCCCTTTTCTCAGAGCTGATCGGCCGGAAAAATGCCCCGGTCTGCAGGACCGCCAGATTATTGACCGTGCTATCGATCGTCCCTTTGTCGCGCAGGACGCGCAGCGCCGGCGACGCCTCGACCATGTTCTCGGCGTCCATGAAGGTGAGCTTCGCCTGATCAAGCTTGACAGCCGCAGCGTAAATCTGCGCGCCGCGACCGCCGTCGACCACGAGCCCATACAGCCCGATGCCGGCGGCCATCGGCGTCTTTCCGGATCCCTTCGAGGTCTCGACGTAGGCGACGCGAAATCTGCGCTGGCCATCCCGGCGGTACCACCCGAAGAGGCTCCCGATGATGAAGCGCTGGAATGGCGACAACGTGAACGGGACGCCGCCCACGACGCTCGAGGCGCCGCCGTCGATGGGCTGCTCGACGTCAGGCAGGTAGAGCACGTCATCGTAGAACCGGATCGCGTCGGCGGCCTTCTCGCCGCGCCAGACGAGCCCGCGCGCGGGCCCGTGCTCGAGGTCGCGCAGATGACGTTCGCACGCCAGGCGCACGAGCCGACCGGCGATGGTCCGCCCATCGACGACAGCCCGCGCATAGGCGGTGACTGAATCCGGCGCAGCGGCTTTCTTGGCCATTGAATCAGCGGCGGGCGTTCGCGATCAGCTCATCGAGCGGGCTCGCCTGCTTCGCCGCCGGCGCCTCCGGTGGTAGTCGCATCCGCGCTCGGTCCACCGCCGACAACCCCTGCAGCGCGAGATAGGCGCGGAGCTCCTTCAGGATCCGCACCTGTTGCGTGCGATAGGGGCTTTCCTTGAACTGGACTTTCTGCTGCGTGCCAAGGTCTTTCGGCAGGGCCGTGGTGATGACGTCGCGCATCACCGATGTGGTGCCCTCGGTCGCCTCGTCCTCGCGGCACCTAAGGAACAGGTCCGTTAGCGACACAATCCCATGTATCGCCAGAAAGTCGCTCGAGGTACTCCAGGCGCCGCAGTGCTTCTTCAGCGTGCGCCACAGCTGGCGCTCACGAGCGGTCAGCCATCTCGGAGGCTTCGGCCAGTCCTGCCCGAGCGCGCCGACCGGCGAGACGATCTCATCCCCGTGCCGGTCCTCGCGGAAAGTCCCCTGAATCAACTTTATGGCGGTCGGCTTCCTTGGTCCACCCGCTCTAGGTCGACGCCCTCCCCTTGCCATTTAATACGTCCCTTATGAAATCTCTGAAACTGACAAACTATCTACGCGCC